GCAATTCAAGCCCGGCGATGCCTGTCAAATCATCATGGGCGGGAAACTGGCGCTCACCGGCATCATCCTGACAAGGCAGACGGCCTACGATGCAGCCAATCACACCGTCGAGCTGTCGGGTGCTGGCAGGACATGGGCGGCAGGGACGTCGAGCATCGATGCCAAGAAAGCCAATTTCGACAAGATGGCGCTCGTCCCGATTGCGAGCAAGGTTTACGGAGACTTAGGCGTCAACGTGATCGAAATTGGGACGGTCGACCCAGAACCGTTTATCAAGTGTCAAGCGCAGCCGGGCGCACTGGCGTTCGATTTCTGCGACCATCTGGCGCGGCAGCGTGGCGCGACGCTCGGCTAAGATCATCTCGGCAACATGCTGCTGATCGGCGATCATTCCTACACACCAAATCAGAATTTGATCGAGGGCGAGAACATTGAAAAAATGCAATGCATCATCTCCAATGAGATGATGGCGCGGGTCTACAGTGTGCTTGGGCAGGGCGCCAATGCCGAAACTCTAGCTCCCGCCATGGCCGCTCAGATGAGAAAAGACGTTACGAGCGGGCTTTACAAAGGATTCTACAAATTCAACCAGACCGTCTTGGAACACCCGGCGATGAGCATCGCCGAGGTCAACAAGCGGGCCTATTATGAGTTGCGATTTCGCGATGGCACTCTAATCCGCGCCTTCGTCACGGTGCAGGGTTGGCTGCGCGACGGCAAAAATCTCTGGCGCACCGGGGACGATGTCTATGTCAACGCGCCGATGGCGATGATCAACTTCGTCATGAAAATCCAGACCTGTACGTTCCAGCAGGACAACCAATCAGGCACGACGACGGTACTTGAACTGGTCATGCCGTGGATGCTGGCGGACAAGCCTTACGGGATCGCCGCAAGTCCGGCCGACGTGCCATCTGACGTCACCGAAACACAACCAATGTAAACTTTGAGGAGCTTCCATAATGCATCGCCAGACACCGTTGACCGCAGGCTTCGTCGGCTACACCAGCGGCGGAGCGCGTGCCTTGATCGACACCATCGACGACGACAAGATGATGCAGCAAATGAAGGGCTCAATGATTGGCGAAGGCCGTGAAGGCGTCGAGTCGCCGCAGAATTACGGCTTCTCCAGCGTGGTGCGCCCGGCGACCAAGGGCAAGGACGGCCAGATCGAGGATTGCGCCGAAGGTTTCATGTCGTATTTCGGCGGCAACCGCACCTCCAATTTCTGCGCCGTGATGGATGACCGGCGCTATCGGCCAATGGGACTGAAGCCCGGCGAGAATACGCAGTACGATGATCTCGGCCAGAAGACGCTGATCCGGCGGACGGGCGTTTATATTCTGAGCAACGACAACGAGGAAGAAAATCAGCAGGGCGGTGGCGGTGGCAGCGGTGGCGGCAGTGCGGGCACGCTTGCTGACAGCGGCGGCAGCAGCGGTAGTAACCCGGAACGCTTCGTCAGCATACGTCATGTCGAGTTAGACAAGCAGGAGCGCCCGAAGCGGGGCGGTGGGCAAGGCGGGCAGGGCGGCGGATCATCTGGCGGCGGTGCCAGCGCGGCTGCGCTCGACACTGGCACGAGCGGCAGCGGTGGTCAAAGCAAGCAAGATTTCAAGCACGAGGGCAAGTCGGTCAACCTCGAAGTTCGCGTCAGCAAGAAGCGGATCGAATTCCGCTCCGGCGAGGACGTGGTCGGCTACTACGACAAGCAGGCCAAGCGCTGGGTCTTCATCGGCGAAGTAAGGATGGGCAGCGAGAGTGCCAACCATCCGGTCTACGGCGTCAACGGCGGCGTCGGCATGACCACGCAAACATCAGGCGACGGTGCGGTGCTGGTCAATGCGCCGAATGCGGGACCGCCGACCTCGATGGACACCGAGCCGTAGTCCAAAATGCCAGACATCCGGCTTGTTCAGAACTCGGCGGCGTTTCCGGCCTACTCGATTCCCATCGACTGGTCGTTGCTCAGCGACGGCACGCTCGACGACAGCCAAACACTGGCGTCGGCGGTGATCGTCGCGCTCGGCACTGACAAGCTGGCGGCGCCCGACGACATCCTGCCGGACCCAGATTCGACGGATCGTGCTGGCTGGTGGGGCGACATGGATGCGGAGGAGCTATTCAACGGCTGGCCGATTGGCACCAAGCTCTGGCTGCTGAAGCGTTCCAAGATCGTCGGTCCGGAAGACCCCGGCGGCGCAACCGTTGTTCGCGTTGAAGACTACATCAGCGAGAGCATTCAACCCTTCGTCAATCTCCGAATCATATCGAGCTTCGACGTGCAGGCGACGCGCGTCGGGCTGCAGCGGATCGACGCTTATGTCGTGCTGTATCGCGGGCCGAAGACGCCGGTCGAGCTGCGATTTCAGGTGCTGTGGGACGAAATCGAGGGAGCACCGTAAATGCCGTGGGAGACTCCGACCCTCAAGGACATACGCGGCATCGTCCGCGATAACATCGGCGCGTCACTTCCCGGCGCCGACGCCAGTGTGCCCAATTCGGTCTTGCGTGTGCTGTCCGACGCGCAAGGTGGCCTGTGCCATCTGACTCTGCAGTACATCGATTGGCTGGCCCTTCAGATGTTGCCGGATACGGCGGAGACCGAATGGCTCGACCGTCACGGCGCGATCTGGCTGGTCAATTCGGACAATTCGCGTGGCCGCAAGCAGGCGTCGTTTGCGCAGGGCATGGTGACCTTCACCGGAGTCAACGGAACGGTGGTTCCAATCAATACGCGGATGGCTGGACCTGTGGACTATGAAACCACAATGGCCATCACCATCGGCGCCGGTCCAACCAATGTGCCCGCGCGGGCGCTCGATCCCGGCATGATCGGCAATCTCAACATGGGCGACACGCTTGGCCTGACGGCGACCATCCCCGGCGCCGATGGCAGCATCACCATTGTCGAGATGACCGGCGGCACCGATACCGAGAACGACGACGACCTTCGCGCCCGCATCCTGCATCGAATTCAAAACCCGGCGATGGGCGGCTCGGAAGCCGACTACATCACATGGGCGACGGCAGTGCCCGGCGTCACGCGCGCATGGGCAGCGCCAGAGCAGGGTCTCGGCACCATCACGGTGCGATTCCTGATGGACGATCTGCGCGCCGCCGACGACGGCTGGCCGATCCCGACCGATGTGAATGCCGTTCAAGATTACTTGGATCAGAAGCGGCCGGTGACGGTGAAGGATTGCTATGTGTTTGCGCCGTTCAAGCAGTTCATCGACGTCACCATCCAAGACTTGATGCCGGACACCGCCGAATCCCAAGCCGCGGCCGAGGCCAGCATTCGGACGATGCTGCGCGAGCTGGCCCATCCCGGCCAGACCATTTACGCGGCTTGGGTTTCCTATGCGGTGATGAACACGCCCGGCATCGAGTCTTTCACGCTGATGACGACTGACGATTACATCATGCCTGATCTCGGGCACATGGCCGTGCTTGGCACGCTGTTATTTGAATAGATGAGGACAGCCTGATGGCGCTTTCAGTCACACATACAACGGTTGTCGCTGTCCCCGATGATCCAAACTATCCGGTCGGCTCGACTGATTGGAACACCCCGCATAACGTGGCCGGGGTCGCATCGATAGCGCAAGGCGGCACGGGACTCACTTCGTATGCCGTTGGCGATTTGTTGTTTGCCACTACGACTTCTGCGTTGGCGTCTCTGCCGGATGTTGCAACTGGCAATGCCCTGATCTCGGGCGGTGTCGGTGCGGCGCCGTTATGGGGCAAGATCGGTCTTACGACTCACGTTAGCGGCAGTTTGCCCGTTGGCAATGGCGGCACTGGGCTCACTTCCTACACTACTGGCGATCTATTGTTTGCCACTGGAGCTGGTGCGTTGACGTCTTTGCCGGATGTCGCAACCGGCAATGCGCTGATCTCGGGCGGTGTCGGCGTTGCGCCATCGTATGGCAAAATCGGTCTGGCGACCCACGTCAGCGGCAATTTGCCTGTTGGTAATCTCAACAGCGGAACATCAGCGTCCGCCGCCACCTACTGGCGCGGTGATGGTACATGGGCAACGCCAAGTTGGGGCGAGACCCGCGTCACGAGCGATTTCTCCGTTACGTCTTCAACCGCGCTCGTCAACGTCACGGGTCTAAGCGTCACCGTCACCGCAGGCAGAACCTACACATTCGTGACTGAGCTGTTTGTGACCGACGCTGCGGCTGGTGGCGTGCAAGCGGCTATCGCTGGCACCGCCACCGCTACCGCCATCCAATATACCGGCTACACGATTGCGGACAACGCGATCAAGGGCAAGACCAATGCCACAGCGCTAGCGACCGCAGTCGGCTCTACGCTCACGACGGAAACGGCGGGCATTGTTGTCAGGGTCACCGGCACGATCACCGTCAATGTGGGCGGAACTCTCACCGTTCAGATGGCGCAAAATACCAGCAGCGGTACGGCAACGATTGCCAAGCGCGGCAGCTACTTCATCGTCAGCGACATCCCGTAGGCCGTTAAGATGGCCGGTGTTTTTCAACCAAACATCTTTCAGTTCAACGTCTTTCAGGTAGAGCCCCTTCCGGCTGCGCCGCCCACCATTAAACCGGGCGACCGCCACATTCGTCGTGACGGCGACGACTACGGCACGTCGTTCTTGACTCTGCTCCCGCAGGGACAGGCGTGGCCGAAGTATCCCGGCTCTACGCTCGATGGCGCCTGTCGCTGCCTCGCCGAATACTATGGCGTCGTCGACGGTCTCGCCGCCGATCTGTTGGAGCGCGAGAGCGACCCGCGCCTGACGTTGCCGCCGCAGCCACCGACCCAGCCGTCCGGCATGCTGCCTGACTGGG